TGTTCCTCTTCAATTTCCCATATGTGTTTACCCGTGCGGACAAACACTTCGGCATCTTCCATAATTTCAAGGGCTTCTTTTAAACCGTTGACCACACCACATTCGCGGGAATAGTCCCGTTCTGTCAGGTGTCCCAACATGGCGGCGGCAGTAATACTTGCAATCCGCTCATATATTTGTTTGGCAGTCTCTCGAGATACTACCGAATCATATTGTTTCATTGCGCCTCTCCATGTATGGCGCAAGTAAAATGGGGGCATGACCTGTTAAAGTCACACCCCCATAAGTAGTTTTACACTAAGTTGGTAGTATTAGTGGGCCTTGTGCCCATAAGCTTTGATCTTTTCAAGGCGACCAAGGCCACCACCAGCAGCGTTGTCAATCACATGAGTGGTGTGAACACGGCCACCCGTCTTGCGACCCATTGGCATAGGCATAGGGGGCGCAGCAGGCGGAGCACCAGCACCACCACGGCCTGCACTAATGGCAGCCATAGCAAGGTTGGGATCTAAACCAGCAGGCTGGTTAGGCTGCATAGGCTTGTTAGGCTGTGGAACAGGCATTGGAGGCATCATACCGCCCATTGGCTGCGGTTGTTCCATTGGCTGGCCAGTGTGCGGAGCAATCATAATTTTGATTTCGGTTTTACCTTTGCCAACCTTGCCACCTTTAGCATGCTTGGTGCGGCCACCACGGTTAAGGTTAGAGTAGCCTGTCTCTTTGGCGGTGTTTTCAAAATTGCGAACTGCCTTACGCAAGGTATCCTGCGTGTGCTGGCTGTCGGTATCCAAATCCATGCCTTCATCAACGGCATTGCGCCGGGCTTTTTCATAATCTGTGCGTTCAGAACGCATGCCAGCGTTATTACCGCCATCGGCACGAGCTTTACGGCCACCAGTTGCACCGGGGATTTTTTCTTTGCTGTTGCCAGAGAATACACCACCGCCACCACGTTTCTTCGGCATTGCCATCCCGCCACCGCAATGCTCTTCACGCTTCATTGCAGATGGTTTGATCAGCTTTTTAATCAGCTGCTTGTCGGCCTGTTCATCTGGGTGATCTACGTGACCGCCTTTTTTGAAACCAAGTGCTTTGGAGCGCAGGATGCTCTTACCAGCCGACCCAGTAGGCATGCCCGGGGTAATGCCAGATACACCAGTGTTACCCGATGCATTCATTGAGTTAAGACGGTTACCAGCCATCAAGATAGGGTCCATAGCATTCAACCCACCACCCATATCTTTGTTGGCTCGACCGCCTTTTTTCATGCCGCCAACGTGCTTTTCCCCATCACGGTACTCATTGGCTTTTTTCATGTCTTTGTTGATAAACCGATCAACTGTAGGCATGCCATCCGCTTTGCCGCCGCTTTTACGAGCTTTGCGATCGTGGCGGGTCTTAATATGTGCGCCTTCAATCTTATGCAGAACTTTACCACCACGTTTGAACTGCCGACGAGAAACAGGGCGCATGCCTGTCTTTGCTTCAGTGTTCAAAGGCTCGGCAGGGGTCCAATCGGAAGAATCAACCTTCTGATGCGGATCAGCTGATTTGTATGATTTCAACTTCTTGGCGCGGGAAGCTTTAGCTTCCTTGTGGTAATCGTAAGCCATAATGTGCCCTTGGTGCGTGATGGATTAACCAGTTCTAGCTATCTTACTCAATATTTCCATAGCATTCAATGGCAAACCCGTGTCTGTATACTTGCTAGATACTTTCTTTAACGCAGCATCTACTAAACCACCGCCAGCAAATTGCGGTAAATTGTTAAAGTTTGGGTTTGCCATTTTTGCAAAGTCTAACGGCCCGGCCATGCCCTGCATCGCAGATGGGGTTGCCATGTTATGTACGCCAGATGGTTCCGCAAACCCTTGTTTGGCAAAGTCAATTGCTCTTGCCGTCATTATAGGGTCGGGGGCAGCCATTTTAACGCCAGCGGGAGCAGCTGTAGCAGTTACTTCACCGAATTCACCTGCGCCTTTAAATAAAGATGGTGCAGACGCAGTATTATCTGACCCAGCAGAATAAAAGAACCCGCTTGGCGTTGCAGGTGTTACCGATGCCGCAGGGATATCTGGGTACGTTAATGGCATCCCAGTAACTTCTGGGGTCAATGGGGTAGGAGGCTTAGGTGGAGGCGGAGGTGTAGGTTCTGGTGGAGGTGTTGGATCTGGATTGTTGCCGCCGTCACCGCCATCACCATGACCTTCACCGGGGCCATTACCAGCACCTACGCCTTCGGAAACACCTTCGCCGTAGTTCCCTTCAGCACCCATGCCTTCAGACCCCTCCGCACCATCACCACCACCGTCACCATCGCCGTCATCAAACATGGGGATGCCTGTAGATGGGTTGATGCGGTTATGCTCGTGCCCTACGATGTAGCGGTTGAAGTCTAGCCCAGCGCGTTCAAATGCCCGTTTAAGGTCAAGAATAAGGCCGGGGTAAGCTTTTTGAAACGGGATAGGCAACACAACTTCGCCGGGTGCCAAGTGACCAATATACCTGTCGCGGCCCTTGCCCATGCCAGCCGCAACTTTCAAAGTCTTATTAACCCGTTGGTCAACCATGTGTTATCGCCCAAAGCTTGTTGTCAAAAGTATGCACAAACAGCAAGTTGCCATTTGACACGACAGCATTCGTCATTCGCTCGGGGAAATGGTAGTTGTACATTATGCTCAATGTATCTGGGTTTATCCCTATCACTTCGCCCTTTGATGTACCAAAATACACTATTCCGTCAATAATGGAAGGTGAACTGTGTATTTTCTCGCCCATATCTAGCGCAGCAACAGTACTCATTGTATTCAAATCCATAACAATCAGTTGATCGTCAGAAGATCCGCAAAATACTCTGTCACCAACAATGAGAGGTCTTGTGTAGATCAGGTTATCTGTTTGATATGTGTACAATATTATGTTTTTTACAAAGTCCCAAACATACAATTTCCCGTCAAATGCGCCAAAAACTATAAGGTTCCCTTTAACCGCTGGGTGATACTTGACCGCAGCTCCAATTTTAAGTTCGGCTTTCACTCTCCCATCATCTGGGTACAACACCAAAATGCGCCCATCATTTGTTCCAGTAACGATATAGCCAGTTTCTTCGGCGTATACGGGCGACGAATGCTGTTGGATGCCAACAAAGTGTTCCCACTTTTTTTCACCCGTATGTGCATTAAAGCATGCCACCGAACCGGGACGTTCTTTGTCTTTGTATTCCAACCCTATGTAAATGTTGCCGTGGGCGTAACAGGGACTTGACCCGATCCAGTCGCAGATTTTGTGGTCAAATATAACCGTGCCCGAATCAGCGTGAATGCATGTCAGGCGGCCACTGTATGCGCCAAAGTATACCAGCCCATCTACGACAATCGGCCATGATACCGTGCCCTTACCTGTTGTGTCCTGCGTGTCATGGCACCACCGCAGTCGCCCTGTGTTGGCCTCAAGGCACCAAAACATGCCCGAATCAGAGCCAAACATGATGCTGTCATTGTGCAAAACAGGTGTTGACTTGCATACCGCAAAGCTAAGATTGGGCTTTGGCGAGGCAAACGTCCACTGGACCGAGTATTTGGTGTTTGGTACGTGCTCATTCTCAAACTTGAGATCAAAGTCATCCAAATTAAAAAGACTTACGACTAACAGTTTGTTTTCATTATTGTTCTTAACGCCAAGCGATGATTGAAAGTTAACCAATACAAAACCATACTTGATTTTGTAGCCAGCATCACGAAGCTTAGTCACTGCATTAAGCATTGATGAGCCACTATTCATCGCATCATCAAGCACAATCACCGGCAACCCGTTTGATGTGCCGTCTATTACTTCCCGTTGCAGGTGCTTCTTGCGCTTTTTGCGAACAATCAGGCCGTTAATCTCTAAGCCTTGCTCCCATGATTTTTGCATGATCGCCGCCATAAGCGGGATGCCAGACGTTTCAACCGCTGCCAGTTGGTATTTTTCTCCCTCATGTGCTTTGAGAAACTCAACCGCAAATTGATTGAGGATATATGGGTTAAGCATAGCTTTACGCAGGTCAAACACCCATGTCATGGATTTGCCTGTGCGGGTATAGAGCTTATGCCCTTGCTCTTTTGTGTAGATGCAGTTGTCTTTGATGTACTTGATCAGGTCTTCGGTAAACATGTTGGCTTCCTAAGTTGGTTGATACCACACTTAAAATGCCGGTCACCGATCCAGTCAATCATATACTGCGCTTAGGGATGGGAAATGCACACGATGGCCAACTTCGCCGCCATTGCTGCGATATTGTGGTGCGTTTTGTTGATACCACTTGACATGCTTCTCTAGTTCATTGGCAATATCTTTAGACCCAGCACCAACGCGGCCCAACACGGCTTTGCTGTCGGGGTGCACTAATGCAGTGCCCTTTGCGCCATAACCCCAAGTGCCCAACCGAACGCTGTTGCTGTCACCTGCAATAAACGGATTGTTGTAGGTCTTTGCAAAATTGTTAACCCATTCATGTGACATATGAGCTGGATTGCCGGGTTCGTATTCCGGCATGTGGTATTGGATGCCGTTGTCATCTAAATACTTCTGCAATGCCTTGCTGGTTTCTGCGTAAGGTTTTTTCACCGATTGATTCGGAAGCAAAAACACAGGATCGATGCCCATTGCGCGAGATGCATCAATGATACGCTGGGCAGATTTTACCGTTACGTTAGGGTCTGTATCGTTTGTGCCGATGTGAAACAAACCTGTTTGACCCTGCGCCTGTGGCTGCTGCTGCACTGGTGCGGGTGGTGCTGGTTCAGCGGCGCGAATAATAGCTGGTGGTGGTGCGGCTATGACTGGCATTGGTTTGCTTTCTGTTTGAGGTGCAGGTGCTGGTGCAGCCTGCGGTTGTGGTTGTTTTTGGTCTTCCATGCGCTGTTTGTAAAGCGGTGTGTTCTGGATAAAGTCAAGTGCGCTTTCCTGACCGCCTTCGCCAGTGCGTTTAACACGCGAATCATCCATGATATCGCCACCTTCGGCGTAACCTTCAACTTGACCGCCCCGCTCATACTTGCGTTTGATGTGAACATCGTTGTGGTCAAACACAACATAGTTGTGGGTTGGCTCTGCCTTGTCGCCGCGAGATCCAGCATCCAGATACTTGATGCCTTTGATGCCTGCGCGGCTCAATTGCTCAGTTGCCCCTGCATACCCGTGTGGATGACCAGCGGCAATTGATTGGTAAAAATCGCCTGCGGTGCTGTCGTTGTTAATATGGTGCTGCGTTTTTTCCCATAAGGTTGGCATTTCTTTACGGGCGTCAAACAAGCTTTTTGTAATATGACTGGGCTGCTCACTCAGTGGCTTATCCCAATCCAGCATGTGGTGCGGGTGGGCGTTAATATGCACTTCGTACATGTGGCCCAGATCGGTTCTTTTGAGATTATCAAATTGGTCAAAAGCCGTTTGCCAAAATTGGACACCACTTTTGTTTTTGGTATTTTCATGATGAGCAATTGCTTGTTTGATGTAATTTCGCGCCGCACTTTCATCACCATTCGCATCTTTTATCGCTTGCTTAACTCTAGCCGCGACAACAGGACTTCCTTGCACAGATAGCATGTCACGATAATGCTCTGCTGTCGGTTCATGCTCGGCAAAGTACAGCCCATGCCCATATGCCTGTGCGCCTTCACCCGTGCCGATCTTGCTGGCGTCAAACTGCTCAAAATCGTGCGGTGACCCATGATAGGCTGTAATGCCGTCTTGCCCTAAATCATCCATTACACTTCCCCGTGGAAAATAGGATTGTGGCCAACAATGTGAATGCCGGGGATGCTGGCAGCTGGATGCTGACTATGCGGCATGCCGCCTCGGGCTAGTGCTTCCGTTGGAGGTGATGAGGCAGATCCATCTCGTCCTCCTTCGTCCACTCCCGGTCTAAATGGCCCATATGTGCCAGCTCCACGTAATTGTCCCGCGTTACCGGGATTTTGTAGCGTTTCATCAAACTGACTAGAGCGTCCGATAGCTGTTCGTCCATGCCAATCGGGTGGTGGGATTTGCCCTTTGGGGCCGAGTGCGATGTCATTGATTAGGCTCCTTGCCTTAGCTTGGTCAATTAAACCTTTGCGGTGATTGTCCCATACGTCATTGATAGATTTAACAGTTTTGGCATTACGTTTTAATGTATCAGGAAATAAACTACGTACCGCTTCCCATGTAATAGATTGCATTTCTCGCGGCAAAAGTCCACGTTTTTCTGCGGCTCGGCGGTATGCTTCTGCTACTAAAGGATAAGTCCCGCTAACGCCAGAAATGGCCGAATCAGATGCGGCTTTAAATCCTTTTGGTGGGTTGGTACCTAGGTTGTGCGCCACCTCAAGCGAGTTGCCGCTTAATGGTTTATACAATGCAGCAGCCACCGCATGCGTGTCAGCCGTGATGTCCCCGCGCTTAGAGTTTGGCACCAAGATGTTATTGTAAAAGTTGCGAACCTTGTGCTTCATGCCCATCAGTTCGCTAATGTTCTCTGGTTTTCCTGCGGCCTCATAGGCACCGACCGCTTTGCCAATTTCTTTCAGTGAACCCCAACCCGTTCCAGCAACGCTGCCGTCCTTCTTACGGACCTTCTCCATCAAATCACCTTCTGGCGAAATGATATGGTGGCTGCGATCGCCGTAGGTCTCATCATGTAGGCGAAGCCACATGGCCTTCTTCATCAACCGTTCTTTATGAGGCAACCCTTCGCCGTCAATGTCCGACAATGACTTTCCCATCATCGAATCAATCAAGGGCTTATACTTAGCCATTGCGGTTTCTTTGCCCTTTTTATCGGTCATCATTTGGGTAAACCGATTGAACATGTCATCGCCCATTGGCATATCATGATGGTGCTTCATTATCTCAAGCACACGATTGCCAAGCGATACGTTCTTAAACCAATCCATTTGCGGCGACAGGGCAGCCAAAACCCCAGCCACCGAATGGTCAGGCACACCATATTGATCAGACCACCGATCGGTAATTTTACGGGCACCATCGTACCAGAGTTTGCTACGGTTGCGGATGTCCTCCGGCACCTGATCATGCAACGCTAACAGGTTATCAACCATGTGATTAATGTGGTGTTCTGCCGCTTCATCATTTGGCAGGTTACCAAGCCGGGCAGGAAAATTGTTGTATTGTTTTACCAGTTCCATGTTCTTGTTAAACAGATCTTTTGGCGTGTCTTTCATTGATTGTAGGTCAACAATCTCATTGCCCTGACGGCTTTTTTTGGCTTTGGGCAAACGGGTCGGTATCCACTGTGGATGCTCGGACAATACCTGCTTGGCTAAGTTTACTGTATCGTCGGCCATGTCTTAACTCGGCTGTTGGAGTTTCTGAAGCATCTCGGGTGATACAAACCGCTTTACCAGATCCATTGTCTCTGGGTGCTGGGCAATCTCTTTTGCCAGCTGTGCAGCCGCTAGCATCTCACGGCTCTCACGATCCTTAGCGCGGTTCTGTGCCTCTAGCTGCTCGGATGCGGCACGGATCTGCACTTCCTTGTGCTTCGTCTCGGAATCCATGCGGCGTGATTGAGCGTCCATCATCTCGGCAGCCGACATGTGTGTGTCAGGCGGCCCAGACATTTTGTGTGCAACCTCCGCAGCCTTGGCCTTGGCCGACATCAACGCAGCCTGTGCCTGAGCCTTCATCAGCTCTTCCTTTGGATCTGGTGGCGGTGGTCCGGGCGGTGTCATGAACCGCTGGTAGTTATCCCAGCCCATTGCATGCAGTTCTGCCTTCACAACCTCGACCATGTTGATGAACTGCGGTGCCTGCTGTGCCAGCTGCGACAGGGCATTGATCTTCATCATGCGCTGCATATGGCTGGCTGTGTTGGGGTCTGCCTGTGGCACCAGATGGTAATCTTCAAGGCACCTTAGAAACAACTGTTCATCCCACGGCTTGGCAGGCTTCTTGTTACGTTGCCAGAATGATTCGGGATGTTCCCTAAAG